TATAAATAAAAAGACTGAACTAACTCGTTAGCAAGCTAGTCAAACCGTATATGACCAATATTTAACTGCCGCAATTAATGAAAAACAAGAAGTTGAATAGAGCATTATGAAACTCGCTGGTGTAGAAACTTGGGATGACGCTATAATTTATGCTGAAAGTCATTATAATGATATAAAAGTATAGAGTTTAATTAATGATAGAACTTAGTTAATTTCTACTATTTAGATGTATACCGGTTTAAAAACTAGTATGGATAGTAGTGTTGAAGCATTACAAGAATACGTAGATGAAAAACAAGCTATTCAAGATGGTATTATTGCTGATTTAAGAGCATTAAATAAAGCATTTTATTCTAAATATTCTCGTTATATTCAAGAAGGGACATGGAGTTCTGAAGACTATTGGAATGATGATTTGTATTATTTGGATGCTGTTGAAGTAGCTTATAAAGGCTCACGCCCACAAGTACAATATGATATTAATGTTTTAAGGCTAAGTGAATTAGAAGATTATAGTTCTAAAGTATTTAAATTAGGTGATATTAGTTATATTTAGGATGTTAAATATTTTGGTTATCAAAAAGATGGTATTACTCCTTATAAAGAAAAAGTAATGCTTTCTGAAATTACTTCATTCTTTGATACCCCTGATAAAGATACAATTAAAGTATAGAATTATAAAACCTAGTTTGATGATTTGTTCCAACGTATTACCGCGGCGACCCAAAATCTTGAATTTTCCGAAGGGAAGTATGCTAAGGCCGCCAATATAGTGCAATCAGATGGTACAATTAAATCTTCTGTAATTTAGAATACTTTTAATACAAATAAAGATTTAGTTTACGGTGCATAGAATGAATCTGTTAATATGGATAATACTGGTATTACTGTTACAGATAATGATAATGCAGCAAATCTTTTAAAAATTACATCTGGTGGTGTGTTTGTATCGGCTGATGCTGGTGCAACATGGCGTAATGCTATACGCGGCGATGGTATTAATACTGAATTATTAACCGCGGGCCGCGTCAATACGGAAGAAATTACAATTTATAATGGTGAATATCCAAGTTTTCGTTGGGACGCTATGGGTATTAACGCATATAAATTTAATGATAATGGTTCTGTAGACACAACATAGTTTGTGCGTTTTGATAGATTTGGTATTTATGGACTTCATGGTGTTGATCCTGTATTTATTCCAACTAGTGAACAATAGATTTATAATGCTGCTAAATTTGGTTTAACTTGGAATAAGTTCTTTATGAAGAGTACGGGTAATGATAAGTTTATTGAAATTTCAACTGAGCGCGATATAATTATTTCTGAAAAGAACGATTAGAATATATTTGTTGATCGTATTGTAATTGGTCGTGTTGATGGTACGGATACGGATAGTTATGGTATGCGTATTCGTAATAAAGATAATGAAACAATTTTTGAATGTGGCAATTTATGGGACGATGTTTCATAGACCTTTGTTGAAACAGCGATGATTGCTGGTTGGAAATTTAATACAGAATGTTTAGAAAGTGAAGCCACTACTGCTGATAATTAGACTATTAGAATTTATGCAGATGGTAATATTGGTTGTTATGGTAATGCTGCTACTACTTATCCTGAAAATGTTTATATTGTGGAACCAACTAATAATTTTGTTGGTACAGGATTGAATATTAATGACACACGCACTTTTACTTCTTCAGATGTAGTTTATGTTTTTGTAACTTCGGTTGGTAAAACTAAAACACAAAAATAGTTGAGTGGTGAATATGATAGTGATTAGCTTGATCCTGATAAACCAGCAAACTGGGTTACGCCCACAAATCCATCTTTAATTTAGATTGCTTATTAGAGTGGTAATACAACTTATAATTATAATGTAGATAATATTACATGGACATATAGTTTAAATACTGAAAATTCTAGTTATTAGGAAACTATTGTAGGTTCTGGAGAAGAGACTACTAAATATACTACTTATATTTATGCTTTTGATTTAACTGCAACAATTAATAATACAATTATATTTACTATTCCATATTAGATTACCTTTAGTACTTAGGAAAACAAATATACTAAAGCCTCAAATACGAAATGGAGTATTGATAATAATGGTGATGCGATTTTCCATGATATTTATGCAGATGGTGGAACTATTGCAGGATGGTTTATTGATAATGAAAAAATTTATTAGACTACCAATGGAAAGCGTGATGGCCCTATTAAAACACAATTAAATTCTGCTGGAACGGCGCAAAGTAGTGGTTTTGATTATAGTATTATTACAGATGCTGTTAATGCTGCAATGGCGACTTTGGGTGGAGTTTTAATACAGAATGGATTAATTAATGGTTATAATATTGCATAGGTTGCTAATACTGCTAATGCGGCTTATTCAATGGCTTAGAGTGCTTATAGTAAAGCGACGGCCTTAGATGGGCATAAACATAGTATTAGTACAACATCGGGTATGTGTAGTGAAATTAGTGGTAATTTCTATTATGATAAACCAAAGTCTGAAACGGGTGCATGGAATGCATAATAAAAAAACACCGGAATAATCCGGTGTTTTTTTATTAATTTTCAAAAATAGGAGGACCTGTTACAATTGGTTCATATAACATAGGCATTAATGCTTCTACTTGATCAACCCTTAATTCATATCCTTCTAAATCGCTTATACATAATAAATCTATTTGTATATTACTATCAATTTCCATTAACTCATTAATTTTACTATTAACAGCTTCGATATTTTCTTTTTGAACTATAATAGTTCCATCTTCATCTTTAGTACCATAATCCAAAAGAATTTGTTGCCGTGCATGATAAATTAACATGGCTTCAGGTCGAAGTTTTTCTTTGTTTTTAGCAAATATATAACTAACTTTTATATTAAATTTTTGAGTTGGGTCATCAGCAATATGTACCAATGTTTCATACATATTTAAAATTTCACCGTTCTTCATCATTTACCTCTACAACACACTTATCTTGATTATAAGTACATTTTAAATTAGTTAAATCAAACCAGGGGCAATGAAAGCAATGATTTTGTTTTACATATCTCATCCTTCCGCCTCCCAGTCTATTATTTCTACTTTTGGCGCTTGTATATCAGAAAAATATTTACCAATACCAATTGCATCAGCCTCATCATCTGTTGGCATTATACCAAACCATTTTTTGACAAGAAGCTAACAACTTCTCTTAACATCCGGCCGCGTTTTACCACGAACGCCGCAGTGTGCCCGCCATGTACTTACATGCGCGGCCTTGCATGGAATTTTCTCTTCATAGCAAGTAAGCATTAAAATACCTTGTAGATGCGCCAGCGCCTCAAATGTAGGTGCACTCTTCTACACATCCAACTATATCTATTCTATACCTACAAAATCAATTTCATATGTTTCAATCATGGATATCATCCACTACTTTACTTGAGCACATCTTTCAATTTCATTTGCACCTTTAGCTTCAAAGACGCCATAATCTATTAAATCTTTATTATTAAATACGGCATAACCCGTATGGTGAGTCGCCTAGTCAAGAGCCAATACTCTGTATTCACTTTTCTTCTTTTTGTGATTATTCTCCTTGACCTTAAGGCGCTCACGCATACAGGTTGGACAGATTCTGTCCTTTCTAATCTATTTCCAGGGCGCGCATACGACGTGCCCTTTTTCACATAAATACTCTAAGTTAGAGTCGAGATTTGTGTACTTTTCGCTTACGAGCGTCCACCCATCCGCTGATAAACTACTTCTTATCTCGTCAATACTTATGCGACCCATTGTTAGTTCGTTCCGGTTGAACCAAATCCGGCACCATGATCGTTTTCAAAAGTGCCAAGGGAATTAACCTGAAGCCAATTTATGAGTGGGACTTCAACAAGTCGCATCTGTGCAAAGCGCTCACCTTTACCGATGGTGAATGAGGAGCCATACAATGGACCCTGAAGAAGACCGCCCTCATCTTGTTGAATGGTATAATCTTTCAGCGGTGGGTCAATGTTTTCAATGATGACACCAATCTCTTCATGGTAATCAGAGTCAATAAGTCCAGGTGTGTTTGCAACTCTCAGCTTGGTTTTACGACTCAGGCCAGACCGCGGCTGTATGAGTAGAGCATAGCCGATGGGAATATTTACTTTAAGACCCGTTGGTATAATCTTACATTCGCCAGGTCCAATTGTTACTTCCTCTGGTGAATATATATCCATTGCGGCAGAGCCATCAGTTGCGTAAGTGGGAAGCTTTGCATCTTCACGGCAGACTTCAATAGGTATAGTTATTACACGATGTGACACAGCATTAGATGCTTCAAGAGTATTAGTAAAGGTTGTAAAGATAAACTTAAGAAAATCTTTTTTGCTTTCACTAAGTTCCATATCCTCACCATTCATCTCACTAATTGCTTCAACTATACCATCAATATTATCAGCAAAATCTTCAATACGAAGACCTTGCTGGTTGACCATCTGCGCAAAAGCTATACGGGCGTCGGGCGCATTAAAGGTTGCCGCAATGCTATCCATAAGCGTACCTTTAATAACTTCAAACGCCTCATCAGGCATTATGAGGATACGGCTTAAAATTTCAAGGCCGCTTTCGTTATTATCAAATACGTTATCAAGAGTGCCAAATATTTCATCAAATATGGCAATTTGTTTTTCATCCATTAAGTATCACCTTCATTCCAAACTTCATCATATATCTTTGTCATGGTGACGATCCAAGCTTCGGCAACAATCTCACCTTTGGCTTTCTTGGTTTTATATTTGTATCCATTCGCGCCAAGGGTATATCCACCCTCTTCCTGAAGCGCGCGGGCGCCATTAATTGCTTGGATAGCCTCTTCTTCGCTGTAAGCGCGATATTCTTCTGTTACTTTAAGTCTTTTCATTTTAATCTCCTATTGTATTATGTACTTCACCCATATTTATATTTGCTTTAGTAATAGAAATTTCATATGGTTCATATGTAGGTTCATATTTAATTTTAGGAACAGAATCCCCACATGTGATAGTATTAGGGAGTTTAGACGGAGGATTAAGGGTAGCATTAGTAGCTGTTGTTGTTGTATAGTATGGATATTCCCATTTATAAGGAGAAGTCCATGTCCAGTAATTGTTACTTCTCTTACCATCTTCATATCCGCTATCATAAACTTCATTTAAAAGTTTTTCTAACTCGTTTTTAGTGAATGAAATTTTTCCATTCTTTTCAACTTCAAAGACCTTTACTTTCATATTATTTCTCCTTTAAAATAAGGTTTAAAATTACACCAGCAACAAGTGCAAGTGCTGTACCGCTAAGGCTAAATGTATCTCCACCAAGTATAATTCCGCTTATACCAAGTGAAAGTACAACAGAACATATAATTAAATTCTTCTGACTATTAAGATCAACATCTTTCAACAGTTTAATACCACTTGAGCTGATAAATCCATAGAGGACACATGCTGTACCGCCGCCGATAACGCAAGATGGAATTGATGCAATAAACGCTTGCACCGGTGCAAGAAATCCAAGCAACACCATCATAATCGCGGCGATGGTCGTACTCCAAATAGAAGCGCATTTACTAAAACCAACTGTGGCAACGCCTTCACCATAAGAGCAGGCGCCCAGGCCGCCAAGGCATGAGGTTGCAATATTTGCAACACCTTCGCCAATGAAGATACGTCCAAGACCGGGTTCCTTGTACAGGTCGCGGCCGATGATGTTACCGAGCGCTGCATGGTCACTCAGGCATTCGCAGATAGCGCTGATTGTGAATGCGATATATACAACAATAATAGGTATCACTTTACTCCATTCTACTGTGCCCCATTGTGTGAAAGCAAGAGTTGGAATGGTAAAGAAACCAATGTTTTCAAATTTACTAAAATCTACCAGACCAAACGGCATAGATACAATATATCCAATAAGCGTACCAATTAGGAATGGAAACATAGAGAGCGCGCCCTTGAGATAATGGCTGGAGATTCCAATTGCCAGTACAGTAATCAGAGCAATAATAACGCCCAAATTGCCAGTTTCACCAATATATCCAGGAATAAATCCCATAAGATTAATACCAATAACGACTGTTACAGAACCAATCAGCACTTTCGGCATAAACTTATACAAATTATCAATTGAAATACGACTAAATATCACACCGAAGATACAATATACAACCGCGGCCACGAGACCACCAATTGCGACTGCTGTATATCCACCTGCGGCCAGTGCTGCAAGAACGGGAGCTACAAAAGCGCCACTGTTAGAGATAAACATCGGTGATTTGAAACGTGTGCATAGTGTATACACAATTGTTGCCATACCAGCACCAATAAATGCACCGGAAAGATTAACACCACAAATTTGTGCTATAAGTGCGGTCGCCGTAAAAACACTTAACAGAATTTGTAGACTAAAAAGAAGCAATTTGCCAAATGGCGGCCTTTCATTAACTTGATATATCATTTTTCTTCTCCTCTAAGGCTTTATCAACCATATTTTTTATTTCTAATAAATCGCTATATGAAGCATCTTGGACAAAGCGACAATCTTTGGGAATGATTAATAGCTATTTATCTTCATTATATATATTCTATAACTATTGAATCATTAATAATCGTTCTTCTAGATTGTGTTTATCTAGATCAATATATAGGATATCCATTTTTCCATGTTTGAATACATTGAATTACGTCTTCAATATTGGTATAAAGGTAACCAACATCATGAATTAATCCAGTAACATATATATTTTGATAACTATATTGCTGTGCTCCAATCATGCGGCCGCCCATATCTTTTGCTTCGCTGTAAGTTAGGCAGCATTGACGGTTGTCGGTCATGATACCCACAAGCAATTTTTCGTCGCCACGAGCAATCTTCTCATGGAACTTGCCGACCTCTGCGCATGTCCCTGCGGGGATGACATCACCATCCAAGCACGCGATCAAAACATCGGATTTATCAAGTCTATCATTGTCCGCTCGAGCAATCATGATTGGACTACCAAATTTCTTCTTTCCTTCTGTACCATTGATATCTGTATTCTCTATTGGTGAATACAAATCAATATCTGGTATTGCCGCACGTATCTTTGCGGCCCATTCGCGATTACGTAATTCATCGCCATAGTAAAAGATTGAACCTGCTAAATATGCTTTCATATATTTCTCCTTATAAAAAAATCTTCCTCTTACATTATTATTATAACATAAAAGGAAGAAAAAATCAAATTTTATTTTTCTAAATATTCAATTTTTTTACCAAGCTCTGCGGCCCAGTTAATTTCACTACGGGTGGACTTGCCAATATAACCATCAACGTTTATGACATAAATTACATCAGCATCCGCGATTTTTGCTTTATGCACTTCATCAAGATACTCTTTCTGTACTTCATTGATATCTTCATCGCCGCTATGTATAAATACCATGGGCATAGTAACTATACATCCTTTAAGCGTTAAGTCGCGGGCAACTTCAAAGAACTTATCTTTGAAACGAGTGCTGCCACATAAACAAACTTTGGGACTTTTTAAAATCTTGTAGTAACGGCCGCAATGACAAAAACCATTGTGATTTTGTTCTTTAAATGCTTTGCAAATACATAATGTATCTTCATTCTTTTCAAGTGCGCAGCAGCAATGCCCATCATTGTTCTTGATTGCTTCTTCTATCTTTTTGCGGTGGATGAAATCGGGATTAGGGATATAATCCCATTCCTTTGCAATTATTTCATTACCCATTTGTAGTTTCGCCACCATCCTTTGATAAACATTCATTCTTGTCGCCTCTACTTATTAATTTTGCATATTGGTTATTGGAAGCTAATTCCACACCCAATAGTGCATCAAATATATGTAGAGAATCCGGTATAAATCGTCCAAATTTTACAATGATATTTGGGAATTGTGATAAATAAACTATTTCTTTTTCAAGCTCTTGCTCAGTATAACCGGTATAGATTACAATAGGATCATCACACCACATGCGGAAACATGTGATGAGTTCATATAAATCTATCTTACTATCAAATGGTTCCATGCCGCCGCAGACAATTGCATGAACAAGTGGGTTGTCCATATAGTCATACATAATTTTCATTACACTGACTTCAATCTCCGGCTCGCGGGCGAGCGCCGAGTTCTGACAAACGGGGCGCCCGCATTCATGGTCACATTTGAAAGTACAATTTGGGAAGATGAGAAACATTGATGGAACTTTATAATTACATATATCATAGTCCACCAAACCTTTCAGTTTCATGCATCTGCTCCTTTCTCATCAAGCGGCATCCACTCTCTCATTTTGAATTCCGCTTTGCGTTCTTTTGAATATGTTTTTGTTGGTGTATAAAAACCAACGATTCGTGTATATTCAGTTTCAACCGGTTCTCCACATACGGGACAAACTTTCCCATAAAAACTGTGGTAATTTTTGCACTGTGATACTTTGCCATTAAAGGCGAAGTAGGTAACACCCTGTGCGGCCACCCAATTCAGCATCTCCCAGGCGGATTCAAAATCTGAGAACGGGCGATCGATGTTGATATGCTCAATAGAGCCGCCGTTACAGTAGGAGTCAAAGGCCGCGCAAATCTTAGTGCGCTCAAGGATTGTTGCTTTGATTCCCAGCGGTATCCATTGGTTGCCGTAAAGTGGAAGATCTTCTACTACTTGTTCGGGATAAAGATACTTATCCGCTGCTTGCATCTTCGCCGCGGCCTGTTCTGCCGGAACCTGCTCCACATTGAACTTGTAATCTTTATCAAGAGAGAAGTTATCAATGCAGTTTTTAATTACGTTGAAGATGCGGCGGCCTAACATGTAGGCTTCCTCGGTGTAGTAGGTATTACCAAATTCGTCTTTGCGTAAATAACCAAACGTCTTTATTGCTTCATAAATGCCATTAATTCCAACGGTGGAGTAGAGATGTTCAAAGTCTACTAGGCCAGATGAGAAGCTGGGAAGTAGACCCTTCTCCACGTTTCTCTTTATAATGCCGCGCTGTGCGTCAAGAATTTTGAGGTTAAGTTCGGTCAGGTCGCGCAGACGTACAAAGAAATCTTGCTCTGATTTGCTCTGATATGCAAGGCGCGCGATGTTAAGTGTTGATACTTTCACCGACCCAACCTTAAGCGCGGTGCCGCCAATGGAGTTGAAATAAAGATCTGTGACATCCGACTTAAGACGACAACAGTTGGAAAGACTGTTTACTGTGCTATCCGTAAAGAAGTTAAACAGATTCCATTTGCGGCTGGCTTCACATGACCAGCGCGCGAAATCTTCATCTACAAATTTACCATCTTGATAAAGAAGTGAAGATGTGAGTACAGGAAAGGTAAACACATTTTCTTCTCTTACTTTATTAACTACATCAATGAAGTCTTTCTGGAATTGGATTATTTCCTCTTCCTCGTCTATCATAAGCTCACCATCCGGAAAAATAGATGCTCCGAAGATGGCTTCAAAGTAAGGATGGTCAAATACACTTACATTAGTGAACGCGGCCTGGTCTGTGCGCACCCATGGCTGGTTCAGACGATAGATAAGTGCCTGAAGCTGTTGGACTTTATAGGTTTCGGGGTCTTTGGTGTAGTAACCATTGCGTACATCACGACTCCAGAAATAGTAGAGATAAGGAATAAGGTTTGGTAAACCTACGGCACCACTTTGACGGCGACTGAGCCATGCGATTGCTTCCATGAGGATTTGGATAAAGCTATCAAGATGCTTTGCAGGTTTAGCATTATATCCTTCTATAAAGAAAAGACCTTTCTCTACTATGTCTTTTATATCATAAGCAAAGCAATAATGATAGAAGGTTGTGGTGTTGAAATCATGCATATAAAGCGAATAATTCCACATCGCTTCCATTGCATCATTGGCAGTTTTATAGCCATATTGTTTATTAAGTTCATAATAAAGCTTGTTAAAAGCAAGAAGTTTTTGGTGTGACTTTGACATCTCTGAAAGAAGAGTAACAATGTCTTTTTGAGAGATATTAGCATTAGCATCAACCGATGCATTAGCTACATTATCAGAGTCAATGAAACCATCAATAAAGTCAGTCAGACTTAGTTTTTCATCGTCAAGGCCTTGAAGCTTGAGAAATTCCTCACCATACTTCTCTGCCATTTTGTTGAACTGGGTTTGAAAATTCTTTTTGGTGCGTATATTAATATTCATTTCTGAGCATTAACCCACTTAATGGCATCGGCGAAAGCAAAAATACCATCCTTAGTTTCAAGCATGGGCGCCGCCTTGAATCCCAGTTCGTTCATTATATCCACATCATCGCAGATTTCATATTCAAGACCGGCTTTAGTAAGTTTCATTTCAAGCACTTTACATTGCGGGCAGTGTGTACTATAGACTTTAATCATGTTTGCCCTCCGCAAATTGGATAGGCATATCACAGTATTTGCAGAACCCATCTTCAAATTCGTGTTTACAGATTTGACGTAAATCTTCATTATCTTGTAACAGTTCATTGATTTCATTTGTTAGGACAAAACGATTAAGTAGTTTTTGAATCTTTGCATCGTTCTTATCAATCTGTTCCCTTATTTGCTGTCCATTCATTGACAAGTTTTCCTCCTTGGGCAATTATATTTGGAATACTATAAAACATATCGAATACTTCATAATTATGTGTTCTCATATATTGAAACGCGGCCCGCATCTCTTCTTGTGTAACACTGAAGTGAATCCAAGGAAGCACTTCTAGATACGCGCGGCGATGCCATGCACAGTAACCATATAATGTTGTTTTATGCGGTCTTATCCATTGGTTGAGGGTCTTACCATAAAAACAATCGATCAGTTTCATCAAATCAAGAAGCTCTTTTGTTTTAAAGAAATCGGTATCAATGTTAAGTAAAATTTTTTTATCACAACTTCGTAAAAATAAAGCCTGTTTATAAATTTTCGGTAGCACCTGCAACGTGAAGTCGGTCTCACTGCGGCACCCATAAGTGAAATTGTATACAAGTTGTCGTAGACCAAGTGCCGGTTTTTCCACAAGATCTATGATTTCTTCATCTGTGAAGACGCCATTATATTGCAGATAAAAACATGGCCCCATTGGTGTGAGTTCAAGCCACGACCGCAAATCATCATAGTTGTAGACATTGATGGGGAACTTGTTACCAATACGATACTTCAAACCGCTAGGCCGCGAATCACATATTTCCTTTAATAAACCAAGTGCCCCATCAACGGCGGCGATGTCATAATCGTGAAAGATAAGTGACGGATGTGCCGGCCGCATGCGGTCGAATGGGAAGGGCTCAAGCGTCTTCCCATCCAGCGATAGCCGCACGTGTGTAGCATACATAATAGTTTTCAACTGTTGTTGTGCGCTCTTTTTCTCGCTATAGAATAAACGATATTTATCATATATGCTGAAGTCGGGTTCAATTTTCTCCATATCCATTTCAAATGGTTGATAAACATTAGAGAAGGCGCGCCCGCCATATTCAACATTAGGTTTGAGAATCCTTTTGTCAAATATCCCATCATCATATTCTTTACGATAGAAAACTTTGGTATACATATCCGGCTCAAAAGAGGGACTAGACACAACTATGTCTCTCTTCTTTTTGCGCCAGGCCGCATACTTAGCACATTCAAGATTGGGTATTACGTTTTCATATCGAAAGAAATCAGCATCATATATCAGTACTGTCCCCATTAAATTCCTCTATTATGGCTTCTCGCATCATTTCTTGAGTAAGCAGTGCACAATGTTGTGAAAGTTTCATAGTTTTGAATCTTGACTCTAAAGTTGGTGATGGTTCCAAAATTTCCAGTATTAAGGATATTATAGATACTTGATTAAGAAGTATTTGTTTTTCAATGTCTGTCATTCAACCACCTCATCTGCGCGTTCTGCCTTAATTATAAGGCGGCCGCCCTCAACATCTAAAATTTGCTCCACTCTATGCCATGGAGTTCTACTATATACCTTTGCGGTGAATCCATCTTCCTGTCGTACACCTGTAACAATAATCTTGTTTCCGCGCGTAAACATAGACTTTTCAATCACATGTTTCTTACCATCAGCACCGCGCATTGAAATTTGTTTATCATACTGTTCAAATGCACCATATATTCTTACTGTTACAACACCCGTTGTGGTGAGCAATGTTACTGTCTTTTTTGCTTTATCTCTATCAAGCACTGTTCCCGCAATTCTTGATAATTTAAATATTGGAACCTGTTTTCCTTTAATCGGAATCACTCGTTCAATCTCTGGTGACTCCGGAAGAGAGAAGAAATCATCTATCAAATACAAACTATTATCTACATTCGCTAATTCATGTTCATGATAATAGAATGATACTGCGTCCATCTCCCATTTACTTAAATTACCAAGACAATATTTATTCCACACATCAGATGTTAATCTACCATTCAACTTTTCCAACAATTCTGCTTGATTATCTTTTATAAATGGACGAATAATATCCATCTGCTTCTGATACATTCCATCCCATATTGTCTGTCTTATCTTAAACCCACTTTCTGTTGTGGAATCAGGAACTGCTTTATCTATATCAAAATATGTTGCAAGAAAGTTGAATGAAATCATATCTAAACCATAATAATTCAAATCCAACTTCTGCTTTTTCAAATATTTATTAAAGTTAAATACTCGCCGCTGCAAATCATATTCATCCGGAATCAATCCAAAATCAATTAACATTTTCAAATTCTGTAACGTGAGACGTTTCTTCGTATCGCTAATTGCATTTACATACTCATGCATTATCGCGGTTCTGTCACCAAAACTATCAAATGCACCAGACTTGATAAGATTAACCATCTGCAATTTATTAGTTTTTACACGATTCATAAAGTCAACAAATGATTTGTACGGACGATTTGCAATTATTGTTTTCACCATATCCTCTGTAATACGTGTGATACCACTTATACCATAACGGATAACATTTGAATCCATATCTGGCGAGAATGTGAAAGATGATTTATTAATATCAGGCGGTTCAACCACAATACCACTCATTCTCATCTTACCAATTGCTGTTGCAATCTTACCATAGTTTGTTGCGGCGACACGTTTCTTCTTCTTTACAACTTCAACTTCTTCATCATCATCTTCATCTTCTTCTTCTGCACTAAATTCTTCCATATCCGTTGTATACGTTTCTTCTACTACGGCGATCTCTTCATCTTCTTCATCTTCTTTTTCATCGCCGCCCGCATCATTTATCAGACATGCACAGTTCCAAAAGATGATAGGATAATGATATGCCAAATTCATTTCTTGAAGAGCAATCAAACTATATGCCAACGTGTGTGATTGATTAAATCCATAACCACGCGACATCGCAATCAATACATTCCAAACATATCTTGCAAACTTCTGGTCAATTCCTTTTTCTTCTGTTACTTTAAAAAATTCTTTCGTCAATGCATCATAATCTTTTGGATTCTTTTTGGCAATCGACTTACGCAACTTATCCGCCCATGTTAGAGAGAAACCACCAAGCTCTGGAAGTTGAACCAACTCCATGAACTGTTCCTGTGCAATACATAATCCATATGACATACCAAGCACAGGTTCAAGAACTTTATGTTCATCAGCGCCCAGGCCATATTTTTCCATCTCTCTCATCCATTCATTCGGATGTGCTTTAAATCTTGCAAGTTTATCAGTTGGCATCTCTCCACCTTTCTCTTGCGCCATAAGACGAATTGTAGAGTTGAGAATTGCCAAATCATCAACTGATGTTGGCTTCAATGTTGCAATACCACTGATACCCGCTTGTTTCTCCATCTGGAACAATGATTGAATCTCGTGATTCCAAACCATCTTCCACATATCTGGATTATCACGCTCTATCTTATATATACCTATTACATTCTCATAAGTTTCTCTCAAACTGTTTTCACGCTCAACGAGTCCCACGTCACACAACAGCTCCAAACAGTTATGAATCTTATCCATCGCTTCAACTGACAATGCATCATATTTAATTAATGAAACATCTTCACAATCATGCAATTCAAACTGTGTACAAATTGTACCATCGGGCGCCCGCATGAGAGCCGTTGATTCTGTAAACGGCTCATCAACGAAGATAACGCCGCCCGCATGAACACCGGAACCACATATCAAACCCTCAATCTTCTGCGCCACATTCCACAACTCTGAATAGTTGTTCATTTCAAACACAAACTGTTTAATAGGTGCAAAATCATTTTCCTCATCGCCATAAAAACACTGCGATAATGTTCTCAACATACCACGATCTGCCGGAATGAGAGATGAGATATATTGTGCTATATCAACATCTATTCCAAGACCACGCGCCGCAGTGAGGATAGCCGACTTTGACTTCTCTGTTCTAAATGTTGTAACGTTTGCAACTCTATCTTCACCATAATATTTTCTGAACGCATTCAACACCTGAGCACGGCGGCCGCCTTCAATGTCGAAGTCAACATCTAACACCGACACACGTTCCGGATTAAGAAATCTCCATCTAAAACATTTTGTCGTTTCTCTAAGAGGATTAATCTGTGTTATATCCAAACAATACAATAAGATAAAACCAACACCAGAACCACGTCCGCACCCAACAAGACTACCCGCGTCCCAACATATATCAATGATATTTTGAAGATTGAGATAGTATGCGCTCCATCTTGCTTTATTAACTTCCGATGATACCCATGTATCTTCAAGGCATGCATTAATTTCATCAAATGCATCTTGATTATCCAAATCTGGATGATGGTATATACCTTCAATTATTGCATTGACCAAATATCTATCTGCTTCATGCTCTGATTTGCTAAATGTTTCCAACATTGGAATACGTTCAAACCAACGAGGATACTCAATTAGATGCGACGGTGCATATTTCCATTTCAAATTTGGAATCTTCAATGGACGTAGCAGTTCATATTCTTCAATATTATCTTTAATTTTCAGAATGTTTTGATATGCTGTTTGCAACTGCTCTTCTGTCATATATTTTAAATATGACTCTAGTTCCGCCGTATCCATCATATAAGTTGTTGCATAGAAGTCATCAACTTCTCTATCACCATTCTGTGCGTTGAGATATGCTTTATGCACAACCCTATCTTCTTTTTTCAGATAGTGACTATCTGTTGTGATGATATATGGGATATTACAAAAATCAGATAATTCTAATAATTTCTTATTAACTATAATCTGTTCTTTATTTTTTGAAGGTTGTAATTCAAAATAAAAATTACCCTTTCCAAATAAACCATTTAACTGTTGAATCCATATATCAATTTTCGGCAAAAGACTGGGATTAGTCTGCGACCGCAAAATCTGCGTTGGGAGCGCGCCGCCTAAACATGCGGTCGATCCAATAACATGACCCGGTTCTGCACCAATTATATCAAACAAATCTTGATAATACGTTGGAACTCGCCGCATACCACGTGCCATATAGCTACGCATCCATGCGCGCGTTGATATCTCTCTTATTTGTCGAAGACCAATCGAATCTTTCGCCAAGAGAATAAAATGATAATATCTATCATTTTCTCTATTATAATTTTGAGCATTTAAACCATTACGACACAAATATATTTCATTACCCAATACTATTTTAATATCAGGATACTTTTTCTGCAATTTAAATGCCTTTAACCACCCTCCAGTGAAGTCATGTTCTGTGACTCCGATGACAGCGTGGTTAAGTTCTTTGGCATATTCTAATGCTTCATTTTCCTTTATAATACAATCTCGTAACCGGATATTGCTATATTGCGTGTGCCCATGCAAGCTCCCTGGATATGTCAGTTTCTCCATTCAGCCACACTCCTTTCATTGTACTATATATATTATATCATAAATTTTTTAAAAAGTCAAGTTATTAATGAACTTGTGTAAGCCACTTAATCCATATTATAACTATAATTAAAACTAAAAGCCAAAACATTTAATCAGCCCTTTCTATAATTTCAAATTTAGTGGTATAGTAAGTTCCACAATGTTCACATTGTCCTTCGCCATATCTTAATTGAAATGAAGCACCGCATCGTTTACAGACAATGGGATGTGCTTCAATTACTTCGCAAGATAAAATATATGTCTTCCCATTAACTTTAATTCGATTTATATAACCATCAATTTGCTCCATATCAAAACTCCAAAAGGTCGTCAATAACCTCATAGTTTTCAATGAATATCTGTGGTGATTCTTGTCCCATCCATTCATTGATATTTGCTCTACCAACAATATTGATTTTGATTTCATTACATTTATTAAGTTCTTCTATCATATCTTTTGCATGGAATTTAATAAATGCAATACCATTTTCTGTAATCTTTAATGTATCTTTATTTGCTCCCATAATAGAAATATCTTGAGATGACGCATGAATATCATGTATATAAATAAGAGGCTCAGAACAGTTCTGGCCCCAAATCTCAGGACATGAACCAAGTTCAAAGATTAAATCTTCCAAATCTTTATCATCAATAGTTCGAGAGAAGTTAACATCATATGCACCTTCAGAGAAGTCAATATCTTTTAGTGCATCATTTGCATATTCATGAAATGCACGCAGGTCTGAATCCTTGATTGAACATCCTGCCGCATTAGCATGACCCTGAACATACTCAAAGTAACCTGTGCTGTTAAGGAAAGCTTTAAGGTCGGTTAATTCACAATCAGCAACATTACGAATTGAACCGCGGTCATATCCTTCATCGTTTAAACGTGCTACAATCGTCGGTCGCTTAAATTTTGCAGCCAGCTTCATTGCACACAAACCGACCACTTCTGGAGGATAGTCGTTCTCATCTTCCAATCTCACAAATAGAATTTTGTTTTCAAGCAAATCATATTTATATATTTTTTGCTCCAAGTCCATGACCATTTGATCGGTAATACGATTTTGTTTTGCTTTAGCATTGGTGCATTCGCGCAGTGATTCGACTGCCAGCAACTCTAATGTTCCTTTTGCACCGCGTTTTTGACTTGGTACCATCTTTTGTCCATCAATAAGAGCCTCAAATAAACGCTGTTTCTCATCCATTGAACCAACACGAATCATCGCATTCATCATAGGAACGATATAGAAAGCTACTGTTGTTGGATTAACAGCTCCGCCCATGGAATAAGATTGTTTCTCTATTGCAGCTTCAAAGAAATAATTGGAGATATGAGAAAAACCATTTTGCATTATATAACGATTTTCTAAACTTAATACTGAACCCATATCGCCGCATATGCCAAGTGCGGCCAGATCTATGAGCGGCCCTGCGATACCACCTTGTGATCGCGTCTGTGCTTCATGATAGCGACAGAACTGCCATGCCACGCCCGCACCAGTAAGGTCTTTGTTAGCGTAGGTGGGTGACATTTGATTGTTAATAATACAAGCATACTGACTAAGTGGTTGGCCTTCATCTATTTCATGATGGTCAAGTACAAGACATTTTGTCTTTAACATCTCATGATATTCATAATCATTACTTGAACTATCAGGAAGTATAATTAAATCATATTTGATATTACCATCCAAGATTTTCTGTGCATGGTCTTGTAACCCATGCTGTTTATTATTGTGCAAAACATATGTGATATCCTGCTCTGGTGCGATAGCTTTAATATAATTCCACATTATCGCGCTTGATGTAAAACCATCCACATCACTATCAACAACCAAAAGGATTTTTGAATCTGGTTTATTAAGTGTTTCTGTTAACCATTTTGCGCCCTCTTCAATACCCCATAACCATTTTGGATCTTGTAGACATGAGGCGGGCGGGTGAAGAAACGTTTCTAAATCTGTTACCCCTCTTGTTGCTAATAGATTCTGCAAGTAATGGTCTTTAAAGTTTTCATTTACTAAATTTACTTTCATAATCTAACCCTTCTTGCTAATAATTGTTTAAATACTTCTTCTCCTCTATCGGATGGACTATCCTTTAGATTTAAAAGTTTTTCTTTATCATAAATGAAACTAAAATTACAGTAAGTTTCATATTTTTGACATAATTCATATAAATGATTGAAGTAATCACTACTGCCTGGCTCTTCCTCTTTATCAAAGCAAATAACCACTTCCTGCGGCCAGCACTCGCGAATAAGAATATCCAAAGCATATTTATTTAGCTTCGATCCGCACACAGCGGCCGCGCAGTTGGGAATGGAGAAAGAGTCACATTGTAATACACTCTTTTCAGCTTCAAAAAGATAGGCAATGCCTGTTTGTTTTATGTTCTCTTTAGTGATATTCAATCCATAAAGATTCAAACTTAATGGATGACTATACCATTTACCTTCTATCTGCACGGGCAGATATTTCCCCACGTTATCTATCTCCCATTGGTTCAGCGCACGACCGCGTATTCCAACGAGTCGGCCGCACACATCATAGTGAGGAATAATTATTTTATTTTGAGTGGGAGAGAAACGAATATTAAACTTATCCATCGCGGCCTTACTTATTCCATCATTTAACCACTCTATAGGATAATATTTAATAAACACATCCATTAAACTATCTGAATAAGCCGGTAGTTCTTGTCTTACTTTCTTTTGAGCGTAATTATCTGCAATACTGCGATATCCAGGTGCCGCATCTAACTGCCGCATGTGTGAGCAATCGAGTATAACATCAAGAATATCTGTCCGCCAATCATATTCAATATTTCTTGTTTCATAATAGTTTTTCAAGAAAGTAAAAATAGACATGGCGCCGCATTCTGTGTAGCATTGAAAAACATGAGTATTTTTATAATAATACAGCTTCCATGATGCTTCATCTGCATCTTCATTATGACATACTGTTGGCATAATGATTGCGGCGCCCTGATCTCGATACGGGACGTCCAGGCGATCCAATAATTCTTTTACTTTTTCATCATCTAATTCTTCAATTATTTCTTGATAATCTATACTCATTGAATTGCATTCACTTCTTTCAAATTGTTCATTAATTCATCATCAGTCCAATCAACTGCTTGTACAAAATGACGTTCTTCTATAAAGATGTCATTATAACTGGCGTCTGTCATTCTTAAATCTTCTTTACGAAGATTACCTAAATCTATATAACTCCAAATACGAACTTGCGTCCACATACCACTACGAACTTTATATATATCCGTAACCACATTCGGAATGGCCTGGCCGCCTCCTGCGTAGAAATCAATATCTTCCTTCGTCGGACGTGCCATAACCATACCTATATCTGCTTTATTTATAATTGCTCTCGATCCTGCAATCGCTGATTCATTTTTAATTCCACTGCTTGTATCTGCATTTGCATTAACCTGAGTTGATGTGAAGACACATATATTCAACTCTACTGCTAATTCCTTCAATGCTGTAGAGAACATTAATAATATTTCATCATTACGCAGCGCGATACCTTTAAATTCACTCAACAAACTTGGAGAGATAAAGATATAATCATAGAACACATATTCAATATCATGCAATAATACTTGCTCACGTACCAAGTTTTTCACCAGGTCAATGCGCGGCGATGGCATCTGGACAATGTAAAAATTATCTTGATACTTTTCCATTACCCATAATGCTTGCTTTATGATACGATTCTCATGTTCTGTAAAGTTGCCATATCTAAACTTAGATTCATTAAAACCTGTCAGATATGCCAAAATCATTTTCTGAATTTCGCTTATTGTCTGCTCTGTTGCAATGAACAGCACTTTCTTACCAGAACCAATCTGTACCCATTCACCAGTCATTGATTCATACCGCATTGGATATGCAATTAAACATGCATCACCAACCGCTTGTCTTGTCTTACCTGTCCCGCTGCCCGCGCTTCTAATCATTAACGTCCCAAGACGCGCGCCCGCGACAACCTCATTTAAAATATCTCCCTGAATAGGCACACCAATATCAATACCCTTTGCCGCGTCGTCAATGACTTCTTGAATATTGAATATTGCTTTCTCTGTTTGTGTAACATCATTTTGTATAAACTTGTGTTCAATATTCAACAACTTCTTCTTTACTGCTTCAAGAATATCATCAATACCAAGTTCATCAAAATGTTTATTAACATCAAGCGCATTAGGTTTAGTTAAATCTGCAATATAAAAATCACTTATATCAATTCCTTTATCTTGTAAAGTGCTTAACAGATTAACCTTCTTTAATCTTGTATAATAAAAGTCAAAGTTCTGAACTTCAGATAATGTATCAGCATCTTGTAGATATTCAATACCATTCTTCTGTTTGAATAAAGCGGCCGCAGCACCATCGAACTCCAAATAATTTTCGACATCAAGTGGCTGTATACGTTGGGCGCCGCCACGATAGAGATTATCAATAGCCATGAACACATACTTATCAAATCTCTCATAAAAATCATCTGGTGTTAGAGAATACTTATCACTTTCACTTAAAAACTGCGGATGTTTCATAAGTGAACCAAAGACTTGGAGTATAGAACGTTTATCTACCATTTTCCCACTCCTCTATCTTACTTAAATCATATTTAATTTTCGACTTTTTCTTTTCTTCTTGTTTAATAACAATTTTCTTTACTTCTTTTGGCTTTGCCGCCTTCAACATTTCTTGTCGGTCATGCAAATCTTTCCAGTATGCTTGTGCTTCTTTATAAGTATCTTCATTAATCAAACCAATACCACCAAGCGCCTTATCTGGATTGTTATGCTGTACAAAATATAAATATCGAATTGTAAAATACATACCCTTTGGTCTGAATCCCTTCTTCAAAAAATTCTTCCATTGACTACGCATTTTTTCATAATTAACAGGGAACTTTAAATCTCTTATCAAATAATCAGTTAACGCATAATACCAAAATTCATCAGGTCGCGTCACATTAATATTATTCTTATTCTCATTCCAATCTGTATAG